AATTGTTTCCGCCATTTACAATATAAACATCTAACAAGATAGTTGATGCAGAAGTATTACAACATCTAATTCCTATGACTGCATCATAATTTCCTGCATCCAAAAGAGTTACTGCTGAAGTTCCTACGTTTCTTTGTATGTCGTTTCTAAAATCTTGTGCCATATTTTTTTCCTATTTATAACGCAACCGCCATTGCTAAAGCAAAGCCAGCAGATGCTGCTCCTACCGGATCGCCGGAGCCATCCAAGTATACTGATTTACTTGCAGGCATTGTACAAAATACATCTAATGTACTTGAACCACCTGAGTTAAAATTTATTTTACTAGTATCACCTGCAGAGTTACTTAAAACTGTATCTCTTTGTAAAGTTGTAGAAGCTGAAAGGGTTCCTAAACCTACTTCAAAGTTGTTAGTGCCTTGTTCAAAGATAGTATAATAAGTTGTATTGGAAGTTCCAATACCACTATTAAATGTAACGAAACCAGTTGATGCACCTGCAAGTGTAATATCACCTGTGCCTTGTGTTGTACTAGTTTCTTTTACTCTATCATTTATTACTAAAGCCATAAATTTTCTCCTTAACTCATACTAATAATTGCATTAGCAGGTGTAGTTGGATCAGGGAACGTAATAGTGAAATCACCATTCGTTGCTGTCTTTGCTCCACCAAAATCTAAAACCACTACTAGTCTATTTGCTGTACCATCAACTGTATCAGAATTGTATATTGCTGCATAAGCTGCAGTAAAAGTTGCACTTGACCAAGTTACATTTGCAAAGTCAACTGAAGCAACCGCCGTACCTGAAGCAACTCCATTATTAGTTAAAGTTTTAACCGCATAGTTAGAACCTCCACCTGAACTTACTTCGTCAGTAGCTGAATATACAGTACTTGATGTTGTGTATGGAAAAGATCCACTTCCAACATACAGAGACAGTTTAAAAGTGTTTCCTCCTGAATTCTGAAAATCGTGTTGTCCAGAAAAGAGTGCACCTCTAAAACTAAAAGGTATTATATTTGCCATATTATTTTATCTCCTTAATTACTTGATGGTGGTTTTACGTTTAGTTGAGCACGAACTTCACCATCTTGATATTCGTCTCTGCGTCTGATACCGATTTGCTCGATAGCGTACGATTCTAAAGCTTCATTATATTGCGCTTGATAGTATTGTAACATATCCTGCGGACCTTTCAAGTATCCATATGCATTTACCAGACAAGCGTACAAAAGTAAATCTTGATATTTGTTTGACAGATAAGTTCCAGTTGTGGCCGGAGCGGGACTTGAAGTTGTGTCTGTAATAGAATCTGGCTCTTTGTCATAAGCTAGTGTAATTTCGTAAGTTTTATCAGGTGTTGGGGCCACTACCCAAAAGGTTTCATCCCAGTTTGCATAGTATTTTGGAATATCTACAGCTTGTGTTCCAGGTGTAGAATAGTATTCTGCCATAAAACTAGTGTCTCTTTGTTCTAAATAAAATTGATTTCCAGCTTGATCTTTAAATTGTACATATCTAATTGCTCTTAAATCAGATGGAATAGTTACATATCTGTTTCCAACAATTGCATTTGATGTTGCATAAAATACATTTTGATCTGTGTCTATTGCTCTTGTAATTTTGTTTTCTGCATTTTTTATCATTGTTGATAAAACAGAATCAGATAAAACTGTGCTACTAACTTCTGTATAGTTTCTAATATCAGTTCTTAAATTGTCTAAAGTGTATGCCATTATCCGTTTACTACCTCAAGTGTTACTGGTCCTGCTGAACAGTTTGCTCCACCACCTTGTATATTACCTGATGTAGCATTACTAGTACTAGTTATGTAAAAATAATTTATTGGAGTTGTTAAAGAATCTGTTGTTGTAGCTCCTGTAACATTACCTGCTGAATCTATTTGACCTAATGCAATAGTAAAACCATTTGCATTATTTAAATCACTTACATTGTCAAATGTAGGAATGTTTCCAAACGATTGTAAATTTTTTAAATCTGCTTCATCTGCACCACCGGGTCCTGCAGAAGTTACAACAGGAGGTCCTCTAAATCTTACAATATCACCTGCAGATCTTTGATGATCTTCTGAAAAAACATTTACGTAAGTTGTGCCACCATAAATAATAGATGTAAATGGATTGTTACCTAAAAGTATTAAACTTGTTTTAGACGCTGGTTGTGGTCTTGGATTATATAAAGCTTGTGCATCTGATCCAACTGGTTTTGGTTCTAGTTGTGGTTGCTTTGGTTCATACTCTGAAGTGTGAACTAAAAATCCATTCCATTCTCTTACCATTTCATCATAAGGAAATGCCATACCTGATCTATCAGAAATTGCTAATGCGTGTTTACCTGATGCATACTTACCCATTATACTCCATCTCCATAAAATGTTTGTGGTGAAATGAAAGTAGATGTACCTTGATTGTCTGCATCAAGTGCTCTTAACAATTCACTTTCATATCTTCTTTCCAATTCTTGACTTCTGTCTGGTGAATATTTTAAACTTAAGTAATAAGCTAATCCAGACATCATACAAGGATAGAATCTATTTACTACATCTGATGTATTGTTATAATCTCCAACATCTTGAATTTTAGATAAATAATAAAAACAAAATTGAAAACTACTTGGTGTAGTTGTGCTTGATACACTTGAACTTGGTGTCGTATATAAAAATACGCTTGGATTTAATTTTCTCTCTACATAATATTGTGAGGGTGTACCTTTAGCTAATTTGTTTGGTGTTTGTGAATATGTTGATCTATCAATTTTTGTAAGTGCTACATCTACTGGTGCAGTTGTAGTAGAATTATTTCTATAATATGCTTCTAAAACTGTATCTATATCATCAGGAAAATTTTCTGAATCAGATGCATAATTGTATTCTGCTTGTCCTTCGACTAGTGGTACTTTAGCTAGTTTTACTTTCCATAAATGAACACCTCTATTACCCCATTCTTGAAACATAATATTTAAAGAACGTCTTGCAGATCTTAATTGATAACCTGTTCTAGTTCCATTCATACCTGTTCGCTCAAATGCTTCTTCTATAATATCATCTATTTGTGGATTGAATTCTGTAGTTTCTGAAGTAGGTGAAATAGTTTGTGCAGTATTACCCATACCACTGTGAGCAGTACAATAATAAAATAATAGTGGAGCGCCTGTAGTTCTAACGGGTGCAACATTAATAGTTACTTTAGCCCCAGCATTTCCAGGAACTCCAGTTGTAGTTACGCCTGTAGTGTAAGCAACACCTGCTGGTGTTGCGTGTGTACCATTAGCAGTAGTTGAAAAAGCTAATTGATGAGTTAAGTTTGTACTATCTGATTGGTCGAAGATATAAGTATTGCCTTCTTGTAAATACAAGACAACATTAGCCTCTCCGTTAATATAAAATTTATTACCGGTACCGTATTGATTAGTTCCCGTTGCTACGGTTACTGTGTAAGTTATTGTAGCCACAATTTAATCCTACGTAAATGTTATAGTAACACCAGGTGTTGCAGTTAAATCTAAATAAATTCCGTCGTCAAATAAAATTCCAGAACCAGGAACATAAAAATCTATTCCCTCGTCTCCAAATTTAAATGTAGCTATTACAGTTCCAGCTGCTCCGCCAGATTTAAAAATTATACTAGAACTCGCTGCACCTTCCGCTTGAATTCCTGTTATTCTAGCTCTTTGTCCTAAAGGAACCATTTGTGCGTCTGCTGTTGCGTGGGCTACCTGTTGATCACTTGAGTATGATGCCATTTGTTTCTCCTGTTAAATTTTGTGTGGGCCGAAGCCCACACTCAATTAATTATTATGCGTTGTTTATATTTTGAATATATTCAACTGTAATGTAACCAACACCACTTGTTCCAGCACTGAAATCAATAAAAATTGGTAAGTCACTTGCTCCAATATCTACCCAAGTATCAGCGTCTGTAATAGTTCCATCTGAACCGTGTAAAATTACATTTGCTGCAGTTCCTGCTGCTAACGCTGTAAATATTTCAGTTGATGTAGCAGTTGTACCAACACTTATGTTAGCTGAATCACACGCAGTTGTAATGTAAATCTGTACATCCACGATTTGTGAATTTGCAGGAATTACAATTCCAGTATCAGCTGCAGTTGTAGATTGCGTCCAAGAAGCAGTTTGTGCCATCTTAACGAATCCAACGTTTTTAACGTTATCACCGACAGTTGTACCAGTTGTGTTTGATATCGTTCCCGCTTTAATCGGTCCCGAAAATGTAGTTGTTGCCATTTTATATTCCTCCTAGAATATCTGAATACTGTCCTCTAGGGTTGTCGACTATACGCGTCAGTATTCATCGTTTATTTAATGTATAGTGGTTAGAATATATACTAGTTTTTAGTAGAGCGCAAGAGAGCCTGTAATGTGAAATGATTTTTCAACGATGTAGCTTTTTATTAAGTAGCTACAGAAACTTGGGGAACCGTTTCATTAACCTTATTATCTAAATGAGCTTTTTGTGCTTCAGCCATTTTAATATGGTTAATAACTTCTCTTACCTTATGATCTATTTTGACCATATTGAGAGTATATCTACCCTCGTTAAGATGCTCCTGTTCCCAGTTCAACTCCAAGGACCTTTTTTGTTTGTAAAGGTCTTCCAGATGTTTTTGCATCGATAACCTCCTCAAAAGTTATTCTATTTGTCTTGGAATCATAACTGTTTCCAAGATATTCCCATTTTATACTGTTATCTCCTAGTTTGTCAACTATTGAATTTTCTATAGATTCTGTAGTATCCGCAGGAGATTCTATTTCAAATCTTGCGTGATGGTCATAAGCCCAAATATTTATGAGGAATTTAGTCATTTTCTCACCCTATATTAAAAAAGGGGCCGAATTGTGTTCGGCCCCTAAATTTTATTGATTACGTTGCGTTTGAACCAAAGATACCTCTTGGATCAGAGAATCCAAAAACATATCTTTCTCTCGCTTTGTATCTAACGTTTCCAGTATCAAAGTCACCTTCCATTGAAGTTTTGATAGGTGATCTGCTGAAATGTTTAAGACCATTAGGCACATCAGTTTTGATGAAGAATTTCTTCGCAGCAGTTAAGTAGTTGTTTACTACATATCCACCAGAGATCATTCCCATATTTCTGATTGCGTTAATGTCATTGTCAGCTGTACCAGTTCTGCCTGCAGAATTCATAAGTCTGTCAGCAGTAAATTGAAGAGCTGAAGGAATTATTAATTTAACTCCTTGCGCCGCAATTTTTAGGCCTCTTTCATCAGTTAGTGCAGCAATGTCGATTAAAGACTGCTCTAAAGATGTTTCATTAAGTTCAGCAGCTACTGCTAACTCGTTTGAAAAAGTACCAGCTAATGTAGGGTGAGCATCAGAACAAAGTTCTACTCCATCACCGCCAACAAAGTTGTTGTCAAACGCGTTATTTAAAACCGCTGCGCCTTTAATGTTTTTTGTAGACGCCATAGATCTTGCTAAAGCTTTTGTATATCTAGACGCAAGTCTATCATACAAGTTGTCCTCAATCGCTTCTTCAGTGATTGCGAACGCTAAAGCGATCGTTTCGTTAGTATAACGAGCTGTGAAAGTTTCTTGTGCATCGTCGTAGCCAACCCCTTGACCTTCAGGTTTAACTGCCGCGTTTGCGAAACCAGCTAACATTACTTCCTCTTCGAAAGCTCTGTCTGATGATTCAGTGTCGAAAATTTCAGTCCACTGCTCGCCGTATTGTTTGTATTCCAGACCGAACAAAGCGTTCAAACCTGGCTCTAGTTCTTTAACTAGTTGTGCTCTTGATATTGCCATAGTTATTTATCTCCTATTCGATTAGTTATACAAGTTACTAGCTTGTGCAATCGATACTACAACGTTCGCACCTACTGCTGTTAGATCATTGTTGTCTGGATCGTCAGCTGATCTCACAAGTTTAAACATATGAGTTGTTGCTGCTCCGCCACCAATGTCTAAAGTAACAGTTGATTGACCGTCTTTAGCATCACTTGCTGTAAAGCTGTTTGTGTTATAGCCAGCATCTCCGATCATAGCTTGAGTAACTGCCGCGTCCGCTTTAATAACATATTCTTGTTGCGGGTTGTCATTTACAAAACCTATTCCGTCGTTGCTACCTGTGTTATAGTCAGTTCCAAATGTTGTGCTTGCTGCAACTGAATTAGCAAAAGTTGGTTTGCTTGTAGAACTATCAATGTAGAAAGCTCCATTAAACACACCAATTAGAGGAGCGTGTCCAGTATTATCGAACGCTGCTCCACCTGATCCTGTGTCATCAGTTGTTGCGAAACTTGCATCTTGTAAATAACCTTGATCGCCAGAAGCATCCTGGATAGACACTGGGTTATTTTTGAAGATACCAACACCTAGGCCTGATTTGATTTTGTAGTTAGATTGACCAGAAGTTGCTGGAGTATTTCCAACAGTTGAAGTCGTTCTTAACCCAAAACCTACTGTACTTGCATTTGCCATAGTATTTGTTTCCTTTATATGTACCTGCCCCGAAGGGCCTCCAGTACGGGTTTAATTTATTTTGTTGGGTAGGAATAGTTAAAAGATTAACTTTTCTTTGTACCACCAAAAGTTACACGAGTATTAGATTCCTTATGGAATTTCATACTAGGGTGCTGTTCCTTCATAAGATTGTTCTCTACTGCTTCTTCTTTTGCATCGTTTTGCTTTTTATAATAAGCATCGATTTGAAGCGCAATCTCCTCTGGTATCCTAGCCAGCAATAGGCCGCCCACTCCAATTATCCCTGCGTATCTGCCTTCAGTCATCTCTGGATATATTGTGTCAGGATATTCGTCAGCTCTCACTAACTCCCATCCTTCTCTCAAAGAAGATGCAACATTTTTTGCATCTGATGTCCCGAGTATCTCGGCACGTATCCATTGATGTCTATATCCAGTTGGCGCTGGGGGTGCATCAAGTGAGTTGGGTGGAGTCCAAACTTTTTTGACTTCTATTTTGTCTCTAGTTTGACTCGCACGAGAAGTTTTTATTTTTTCATTTTCCATTTTATGCTCCTTCCGTGATTTTTAATTGTTTTGCATAAGCTTCTAGCGGCACGCCTAATCTTTTAGCAATTGCTACTTGTGATGGCGAGAGTTTCACAGTTTTGCGTCCTTTACTTGTAGAGGCCGAACGTCTAGCCGAAGCTACATTTTGAGCAGGTTTTGCTCTTTCTGTAGTAGTATCTTCTACCTTATCAAATTTATGCGGAAATTCAAGTCTTATTCTTCTATCTACTTCCGTATAATATTCATTTGATTGAGGGTCGAATCCTTCCTTTTCTACCAATGTTTTATGTATGTCAAAGGCAGTATAAGTCATTGCAGAATCATTACCAAACCAAGTATTTCTAGAAGCCCATTCTTCAGCTCTAGGATCACTTTGTTGTTGTGGTGCCCTTTGTTGAGGAGTAATGTTTACTTCTCTTTCTTGAGCTTTTGGTTTGTTTTCATTTGCAACTTTAATAGAATTAACTCTAGCTTCGTCCATAGTTAAAGCGGCTAATTGCTGTTGTGCTGCAATTTGTGCTTCAACGTCTTGAGACTCAATAGCATTTTTAAGTGCTAGTTTTGCTGCTGCTAAACCTGTTTTAACTCTAGTTTCAAATTCAGAAACATAAGAACTATCCATTTTAGAGATACGTCCTTCCATTTCATCGTTCTTACTTTTGATAGATTGAGCATAAGCTACAGCTTCTTCTCTTTGTCTTTCTGCTTCTCTCATTTTACGAGTAAGTTTAGCAATACGTTTTTGAACGCCTTCGCTGTATTCTTTTAACTCGTCCTTTTCTTCTTTTTTTTCAAGTTTAGTTTCTCTTTCGTTTTCATAAGTTTTGTCAACTTCAGATACTTCTTCAACTTCTATTTTTTCTTCTGCAGGTGCCTCAACTTTTTCTGGTTCACCTTTGTCATCTAAATTAATTTCGGCTCCTTGTTCTTCACCTACATCAATTAGATTTTCTGTTTTTTCGTTTTCTGTTGGCATAGTTTCCTTCCTATGTTAAATATAATGAAGAACTGATTCAGGATCACCTATGGTCCCTAACACTTCATCATCGTTTAGTATTCGCACTTCTCCACCTTCAATCGGTAAACGTGCGCCAGCATATCTAGCAAACATTACCCAATCTCCTACTTTGCACCACGGTTTATTAAATTTTTCTTTATCCGCATATGCAAGATCTCCCATTTTTAAAACATAACCACAAGTAGTTGCGATTCTAGCTTTGTCTAATTGTTCTTGAGAGAATAAAATTCCACCTTTAGTTTTTTCTTTTGGTGTAAAAGGTAAAACTAAAAGTCTGTATCCGACCGGTTCTGGTAACTGGTCTGCTACATCTTTAATATTGTTTTCGTCTAATCTTATTGCGTGAGGTTCTTCTTTTTTTTCTGCTTCGTATTTGTCTTGAAGACCTAATTTAATTTTTGGAACTTCCTTGTCCGATGTCGATAACGTTTCCTTGCTCATTTTTTTGCTCCTTTGGTTCTAGCAGGTTAGAGATTTCCTGTAATGTTAATTGGTAAGCGTGTGCTTGTCCTAGCATATACTTATATTTCTCCATACTGTCAACCCCGCCTGTCATCATCGAGTCTCCTATTTGTTGAACAGTAGCATTTATTCTTTTCTTAAGTTTATCTATTATTATTAAATCATCCATTATAATTTAAACTCCTGTAATGTTTTTAGTTTTTCTTCTGCAGCTGCGATCTTTTCAATTAACTTATCTACTTCATCAATATGTTGTGGATGTTCTCCAATACCAACACTGTGCTCTAAATAAATTTTAAGAGTTGCATCTGCTTCAGAAATTTGTGCATTATATCTATCCTCCAGGGCATCTAATATTGCTTGTCTCATCTCTTCTTCCTTTTCTTTTTTAAAAGTTTAACTCTTGTATGCCAGCACCACTCTGTAATTTTAATAACGTAAGTTTCTACGAAAGAAACCGCATCATCAAGTTTAGCAAAACAGTTATAAATAAATCGATCTAGCATTTCCATCTTCTACGTGCCTGTCGAAGTCTCGAATTTGGATTGGCCGCAGCTTTAGGAAATTTTTTCATTTGACCTGCACTTCTTGCGCAGTATGATTTTCGCCTTTTAGCGGCAGCGGACCCTTTTTTAACTTTACCAGTCACAGCTGTTTTTAATTTTGAACCGGGATTTTTTCTTCTATAGGCAGCGACACCGGCTCGTGTCATACCTGCTCCAGACTTTGTAGGTCTAAAGTTTTTTTTATTTCTAGCAGGCATATTGTCTTGTTTTCTCATACTATGCCTCCCATACTCATTTTTTTACGTTTTGCAAATGTTGCAACGTTAGTCGGTTTAGGACCTGTATTCCCTGCAGCTCTCTTTCGTTTGACAGCACTCGCCTTTTGCGACTTTGTCATCCGTGTGGCTTTTGCAAGTGGGACGCATTTTGGATATTTTCTCTTGCTCCCTTTTTGACGTCCACAAGGTTGATACTTGCCGTCCTTCTTCGGAGCCCCGATGTCTACCCATTTCTCGTCCAACCATTTTTTTAAACCACTCATTAAACAACTTTGGTTACTTTTCTTCTGTCCTTCATAATACCACCACAACCTTTAGCAATACCGCCTTGTGAATAACTTGATACAGCTTTTCTAGCTTGTGATATTTTATTTACAGAACCACCGTCAGCTTTTTTAGTTCTACCTACTTTACCTTTGCAATATTTGGATGCCCAAATGTTTGCATAAGCTGAAGGATATACCTTGAACTTTTTCTTTGCTGCAGCTTTACCTGCTGGACAGAGTTTAGCCATTACTTAACGCTTCCGCCTTTTTTCATAAATCCCATTTTATTTCTGATTTTTCTAGGAAGTTTTTTTAAACCTTTTCCTTTTTTACCAGCTGGGACTTTTTTTAAGTTTTTTTTCATTACTTATTTATCTTTCCAGATTTTTTAGCTTTAGAACCAAATTTTCCATAAGACTCATCTCTTGAATCTTTCAATTGTTTTTTAGTTCTTTTTTTTCTGATTCTCATTGCAATAGATTCATCTTTTCTATCTTTGTAACCCTGTTTTTTCTTTTTAACAGAACCACCTTTTTTGTACATAGCTCCACCTTTCATACCCATATCATCTTTGTAGTATCCTGAAGCC